CAACACCATCCTGGCGAAAGAATTCCACGGCGGCGTGTTGGTGATGACCGGCGCCAACAGCGCGGTGGGATTGCGTTCCATGCCGGTGCGCTACCTGTTCCTGGACGAGGTCGATGGCTACCCATTGGATGTGGAAGGCGAAGGCGACGCAATTTCGCTGGCCGAGGCGCGCACGCGCACCTTTGCCCGGCGCAAGATCCTGATCGTTTCCACCCCGACGATCGCGGGTGCCAGTGCAGTCGACCGAGAATTTGAAACCTCTGATCAACGCCGCTACTTCGTGCCGTGCCCGCACTGCGAGCACCGCCAGTGGCTGCGCTTTGAACAACTGCGCTGGGAGCGGGGCCAGCCGGAAACGGCGGCCTACATCTGCGAGTCGTGCAACCAGCTGATCGCCGAGCACCACAAAACCTGGATGCTGGACAAAGGCCAGTGGCAGGCCTGCGCACCAGAAAACGCCGGACGTACCGCTGGGTTTCATCTGTCGAGCCTCTACAGCCCGGTGGGCTGGCGCAGCTGGATCGAGATCGCGCGGGCCTGGGAATCGGCTGCGATGTCAGACAGTCGGTCGGCGTCGGCCATCAAGACCTTCAAGAACACCGAATTGGGTGAGACCTGGGTCGAAGAGGGTGAGGCGCCGGACTGGCAGCGTCTGCTGGAGTGCCGGGAGGATTACCGCATCGGCACCGTCCCAGCGGGCGGCCTGTTGCTCACTGCCGGTGCCGACGTGCAGAAGGACCGCATCGAAGTCTCGGTCTGGGCCTTCGGACGGGGCAAAGCCGCATGGCTGGTGGAGCACCGGATCCTGATGGGCGACACCGCCCGCACTGAGGTCTGGTCGGCCCTAGCCAAGCTCATGGGCGAGACCTGGACCCACAGCAGTGGTTGCCAGCTGAGCCTGGCGCGGCTGGCGCTGGATACCGGCTACGCCACCCAGGAGGCCTATGCCTTCGTTCGCAGCGTGCGTGATGTCCGGCTGATGCCGATCAAGGGCATTGCCGGTGGTGCGGCGCTGATCGGCACGCCCACGGCGGTGGACGCCACCGCCAGCGGCAAGAAGCTGCGCCGGGGCATCAAGGTGTTCCCGGTTGCGGGCGGCATCGCCAAGCTGGAGTTCTACAACAACCTGAGGAAGAGCGCCGAGGTGGCCGAAGACGGCATCACGCCGATCTACCCTGCAGGCTTTGTGCACCTGCCCAAGGTCGATGCCGAATACCTGCAACAGCTCTGTGCCGAGCAGCTGATCACGCGGCGAGACCGCAACGGCTTTGCCCACCGCGAGTGGCAAAAGATGCGCGAGCGCAATGAGGCGCTGGACTGCTACGTCTACGCCCGAGCGGCGGCAGCCGCTGCGGGCCTGGACCGGTTTGAAGACCGGCACTGGCAGGAACTCGAAAAACAACTCGGCGTTGGTCCACCGGTCGACGCCCAACAAATCAAAACCTCCGAGGCCACCCGAGAACAGAAGTTCGACGGTGGCCTCAGCACTTCTGGCAGCACGCCAGCGCCCGCTCGGCGCGTGGTGCGCAGCCGATGGATGACTTGATGACCACTTACACCCCAGAACACCTGCAGGCCCTGCGTGAAGCCCTGGCCAGCGGCGAGCACCGCGTGACCTACGACGGCAAAAGCATCGAATACCGCAGCGTGTCCGATTTGAAGGCCGCGATTGCTGAAGTCGAAGCCACCATGGCTCGTGATTCCGGCGCACCCAAATCCCGCCAGATCCGCGTCACCACGAGCAAGGCACTCTGATGGCCTGGCTCAAAACCATGTCCCGGATCAGCCGCCGCATGTTCGGTGGCACGCCAGTCTATGACGGCACCGGCGGTGGTCGCCGTGCCCTGGCCTGGATGCCCAGCAATCCCGGTGCGGTGGTAGCCCTGTCGCTGGCCCAAGACGAACTGCGTGCCAAGAGCCGTGACCTGGTGCGCCGCAACGCCTGGGCCGCCGCGGGTATCGAAGCCTTTGTGGCCAACGCCATCGGCACGGGCATCAAGCCGCAGAGCATGGTGCAAGACCATGACAGGCGCGAAGCCATCCACAGCCTGTGGTGGGACTGGTGTGAACAGGCCGACGCGGCAGGGCTCACCGACTTCTACGGTCTGCAGGCACTCGCTACTCGCGCCATGCTTGAGGGCGGTGAAGCCCTGATCCGATTGCGTTACCGCCGCACCGAAGATGGTCTGCCGGTGGCGCTGCAGATCCAGGTGCTGGAAGCTGAGCACCTGCCAACCACCATGAACCGGGATTTGCCCGGCGGTAACGTCATCCGGTCCGGCATCGAGTTCGACCGTCTGGGTCGCCGGGTGGCTTACCACCTGTACCGATCGCATCCCAACGATGGGCTGCTGGCACCCATGTCCAGCAACGCTGGCGGTGGTGGCATGGACACCGTGCGGGTGGATGCCAGTGAAGTGATTCACCTGTACCGCCCCTTGCGCCCTGGCCAAATACGGGGCGAGCCGTGGCTCACTCGGGCGCTCGTGAAACTCAACGAGTTGGACCAGTACGACGATGCCGAGCTGGTGCGCAAGAAGACGGCAGCCATGTTTGCGGGCTTCATCACCCGCATGGCACCCGAAGACAACCTGATGGGTGAGTCGGCTGCCGATAGCAACGGCGTAGCGCTCGCGGGCATGGAGCCTGGCACGCTGCAGATCCTGGAGCCAGGCGAAGACATCAAGTTCTCAGCCCCTGCGGATGTGGGATCGTCGTACGCCGAATTCATGCGCCAGCAGTTCCGCGCGGTGGCCGCTGCCATGGGCATCACCTACGAGATGCTCACCGGCGACCTCACGCAAGTGAATTACTCCTCCATCCGGGCGGGCCTGCTGGAGTTTCGTCGCCGCTGCGAAGCCCTGCAACACGGTGTGATCGTGCACCAGCTGTGTCGCCCGATCTGGCGCGCCTGGATGGATCAGGCGGTGTTGGAGGGTGCGCTGAACTTGCCCGGCTACCGCAAAGACCGCCGCACCTACCAGGCTGCCAAGTGGATTCCACAGGGTTGGAGTTGGGTCGATCCGCAGAAAGAATTCAACGCCATGAAGTTGGCCATCCGGGCGGGCCTCATGAGCCGATCCGAGGCCATCTCGGGCAACGGTTACGACGCCGAAGACGTGGACCGCGAGATCGCAGCTGACAACGCCCGGGCCGATGCACTGGGCTTGGTCTTTGACTCCGATGCACGGCATGACCAGGTAGCCGCTGCGCCACTCACCGAAACCCCAGACGCGCAGCCCTCGGATCCGCAGACCAGTGACCCGGAGGCCGCGCCACCTAATAACCAGGATCACCAAACATGACTTACCTTGCTTCCCGCCTGTTCGGGACGCCCTTGCTGATTCACCGACCCAAGCTGGATGTGATCCTGTCGGTCGTCGGCCAGCGCATCGGCATGGCCGATGTCCATGCCATGCCAGCCATCGACATGGCTGTCTACCAACGGCCATCCGCAGCAACAGCGCCCGAGGGCATTGCGGTGATCCCGATCCACGGCTCGCTGGTCAAACGTTCGCTCGGCATGGAGGCCGCTTCGGGACTGACGTCCTACGGCGAGATCAGTGCCATGCTGGATACGGCGCTGGCAGACCCGCAGGTCAGCGGCATCTTGCTCGACATCGACTCACCCGGTGGCGAAGCCTCAGGCAGCTTCGAGCTGGCCCGCCGCGTGCGCGAGGTTGCAGCGTTGAAACCCGTTTGGGCGGTGGCCAACGATGCCGCGTATTCGGCGGCTTATGCGATTGCCGTCAGCGCCCAGCGGCTGTTTGTGACGGAAACGGGTGGGGTCGGCTCGATCGGCGTCATCGCCTTGCATGTCGACCAATCGGTCAAGGATGCCAAGGATGGCTATCGGTTCACCGCCATCACGGCAGGTGCTCACAAGAACGACTACTCACCGCACGAGCCCTTGTCCGATGCTGCCAAGACAGAGCTGCAAGGCGAAGTGGACAGGCTGTATTCCATCTTTACCGATCACGTGGCCGCCATGCGCGGCCTGGACGTTGATGCCGTGCGCGCCACTGAGGCTGGACTCTTCTTCGGCAGCAATGCTGTGGCCCAAGGACTTGCCGATGGCCTCCAGACGTTGGAGGCCACCCTCAGCGAATTTCACTCGTATCTCAACGCCCGTAACCATTCGCCGTCTCAGGTGCGGGGCGTCATCCGTGCTGAGGCGGCACTTCCCCATAAGGAGTTATCTATGTCTGAAATGCAAGACACCCCCGACAAAAATCGCTCTGAAACGATCGGCGTTGATGAGGCTGCGGCCCTGATTGCTGAAGCCCGTCGCGAAGTGACCCAGGCTGCCCAGGCCATTGCCGAGGTTTGCATGCTCGCTGGCTGTCCCGAGCGTGCGGCTGAATTCATCGCGGCTGGCAAGACCGAGGCCGATGTCCGGCGTGTGCTGATTGATGCCCGTGCCGCACGTTCCGAGGCCGATGACATCCGCTCGACCATCACGGTCGATGCTGGAACGCAAAACCTCGACCGCCCCGAAGCCTCGCCCATCGTGGCCGCCGTC